ACGAAATTCATCAAAACCGCCAGGATATCGTTTTTCCAATTTTGCAGTATTGATGTCAATGAGGTCTTCAATATCTGTACCTAATGCAAGACAACCTTGGGCAACATACCACATCACATCCCCAAGTTCGCTCTTAAGCTTTGTAACTGTATCTTCATCCATTTCTTTTCCTTGGAAGATACACTTTTTAACAATGTCATTAAACTCTCCAACTTCACCAGAAAGTCCAATACAAGCTGTAAGTAACCTTGATGTTTCTACACCTTGTTCATCTACTATTTCAGTTGCATCAATAAAGTCATCTAGATTCTTAGTTGCATCAGATGAAACTTCATCAACAAATTCTTGATAGTCATTTAATAGATTTGGGTCTGACATATTTACTCCTTTCTCACTTGACAGCTAACGCACCCACAAACGCATGGTTTCTCCAGAATGGTTGTACAACACTAAATCCAGCGTCAGTAATCATTTCTTGAATTTCATTCCATGTGTTGGGTTTCATCATGTGTCTTAGTTTCACTTCTTTATCCATAATATCATCATTCGTAAACGATTTCTTTTTGTAATCATAATAATTAAAAGTAATCATATCTTGGACTAATGCGTTCTCGCAAATAGTCTTCTCTGCAAATATATATGCACCACCACAATTTAGTCCATCATATATTCTTTTAATAACAAGTTTTCTATATCTCTTGGGCATAAACTGTAGAGTAAATATAGAAGTTACAAGAGAACAGTTTCTAAATTCATAATTACGAATGTCATCCTTAATAAACTCAACTTGAGCCCAAGGATTATTTTTAACAATATCTTTATATCTTTTATCTAAGTCTTTGAAAAATCCCTCTGCAATCTCCACACCAACATATGTGGCTTCTAAACTATGGTCTTTATTTTCTTCTAATAATTGTTGTGTCATCTTACCAGTTGAACAACCAATGTCAACAACATTTGTATCATCCTCTACAAAGTGTCTTGACAGAGAAACAACATCAGACATGAGATGGCCGTATCCACGAATAGATTGTTCAATGTGAGTATCAAAACCCTCTTCTCTATGTGCGAAAGTAAAATCAGCCATTCATAAACTCCTCAATAGTATTTTCTTTTTCATACCAATCCCTACAAACATCCATCATACGTTTTCTATTCTTAGTGTTAATTTCTTCATCATCTAACAATGTTTCAAACAACTTATGAATATTTGCACCTAAGTGTAAATTTACATGAGGTTTGATAGTACCATACTTTTCTAAGATTGTAAAGTCTTTTCTAATAATTTCTTTTTGTCTTGGTTTATTAAGTTCAAACCAGCTTTTAGACATAAGTAATTCTCTAATCTCTTTACTATCTTTGTATGGTGCGATATGAATTTTATCATATTGTTTTGCGAGATTAGTATGTTTTTCATAACCAGCACAATCACCATCTAAGTATTCTATTCTAAACTCATTCCAGTTTAATCTTTTTTGATTTGCTCGTTTACAATATGCAACATAGTTTCTTTTCTTCTTAAAACTAGAATATCGCATCATGGCTTTTTTAGATGGCCCAAAATATCCGTCTGCACCCCAACCAGTTAAAACATACTTTGGATAAATGTCTGGGTAGACATATAGAAATGGAAAGACTGTTTCAAAATGGGTCTTTTTTCTACAACCCAATTTTACAAGTCTGTGCCAATCGTCTACTAAGTTTGTTGTGGGAACATGAAAGGGATTACATTCCCAACCCATGTCTGCACATACTTCTTTTGCTTTTAGGTAATCGTAACTTTCATCACCTTCTAAACAGAAAGTAAATCCAACTACTCTTTTACCTACATCATGAGCTGCAAACGCAACTGATAGACTGTCGACTCCACCAGACATTAACACTGCAACTACATCATCTTTTACATTTTTAGTTATGTGTTCTTCAAGTAAATTTTTAATCATGTTTTTCTAGTGATATTGGTTTACCACCTTGTTTTTGATTAGCTTCTGTGGTAATAATATATGTATCATCTACATCTGCATCAAAAGATTCATGATATGGAACTTTACCATGAGCCTTTGAAAAGTCTGAAGTATGTAATCTATCGGGGCGTATCTTTTCACCATATGGCGTACTCATACCTTGTTTATTTGCAATTGCTTCTTTCTCCATATCAGATACAACTCTTCTACCCTTTTTAGTCATAAATTTTGTAATATCAAATTTACTTTCAATTAGCTCAGAACAAAGTTTTACATTCCTCGCTTGTTTACCAGTTATCATTTTTTGATATGTTTCAATAACATCAGTGCCAGATTTTCTTATAGTAAATGTATCTTTTGACAATGTTAATTGTGAATGTGCATCAAAAAATGATTTATATAAAGGATATAAATCTTCTTTTTTAACAACGTATCCATCTTTCAAATAAGGCAACATAATATGAAAAAGATGCAATAGTAATATCCTATTCCTAAATGTCAAATATGAATACGCATCTTTAAAATTTGGGTCAAAAGTTTTTTTGATAACATCATCAATAAAGTAATCAACATATTTTGCTTTTTGTTTAACTTCTTTTTCTGTATATTTACCCACTCTATACATTTCATCTAACTTCTTTGGCCCGATAGCTTTTACTCTCCAATCGTTATCAACAATCCAGAAAAACTCAGCAAACCAAGCATCAGCATATCTTTTTGAAAGTTGAGCAGGATTAAACCATTTACAACCCTCTTCTGTTAAAATTTCTTTGTGTTTTACTGGAAGTTGTCTAACGTAAGATGCAATAGCTGAGGTGGAAGTATTTCTGAATAGTTCTGCTGACCATTGCACACCCAAGTTAACAGCCTTACAAATTGTTGAACACTCTTCTTGAGTAACATTTGTATATATTGTTAAATCAATTTCGACATTATTGTCGAGATGATATTTCAATTTTTTAGGTAGTGTATCATATGTGTTAGTACCATTAGTTACTTGAACATATTCTAAATTACCTTCACTATTTAACACTTGATAATTACCATCTGGTAATTCTATTTGATTATTCACAAAACCTATACAGATTTCATAATCAGTAATTCCAAAAGTTTCATTTCTATTCCAAGAATCTAAAACCATCATTGTTCTACCCCACTTTTTAAAGTAGGCAATATCATGTGGTCTTTCTTCTTCTATTGCAGATTTGTAACACTCATAGTTATCTGCAAATGTAAATACTGAAGGTGCTTTACCATGTAATAAATTTAACAAATATTCTTGTGCAACATTTAATGGCCAACGACCAGTTCCACCAGTGGAGTTTTTAAATACAGAATTGGCTTGGAACGCCTCATCAGCAACTAAGTTATTTTTCTTACACCACTTTAGGTACTTACTAAAAGTCAAGTGTTTTTTGATAGATTTTGAATATCTATGATAAGGTAATTGTTTTGGCATCATGTAAAAAAATCCTCTAAACTGGTCTGTGTACCAAAAGACCTATCTATCTTCCAACCGATAACATTAGTGATGAAAGATAAAGGTTCAATAAAACTTTTCATGTACTGGCTATCATAACAAACATAACGGTCAATGTCAAGTTCTTTTGGCAATGCACCCATAAAAGATATGACATTGCAAGCGATAGGATTAGGTTGTTTAAGTTCTAAAAACTTAATCTTGTCGCCCTCCATCACACTTTGAAACTTGTGAGCCAGACCTTTTTCTTTTAAAAGGTGATTATAAACTAACGCACCCTTGACATGGATAGGTGTTCGTTTCTGATAGATAGAACTGTCAGATGCAAACTTTTTAAGACCATTACAAGAACGAGGGAACGCAATCGTTTCTGGTGGTAGTTTGTTAAACTCATCACGATAAGATGTAAGGAAGTCGTTGAGTTCGTTCTCACCACCTTTCATGATTATCTGTAACGCTTCCTTAATCTTAGTGCGAATAACTTGTGGGGTACTTGACTTCTGACTTTCAATTCCCATCATTTTAAGTTGTGGTTCTTTGTAACGCACACCTTCAATATCCCATGCGTTTAGGATATATCTTTTCTTTGCAGTCCAGATAGCTTTGTCTGCAATCACTTCTCTTTTCATAAACATCTTTTGGTCATACGCTGACATCATCTCAGCAAGAGTTTGATAAGACCTATTGATAAAAGGTTCAACTTTCTCTGTAGCAATAGTGTCCAAGAAGTTGACAATCTTCTGTACATCAGTTCCTTCCTTGAACACCTTATTAACCAATCTGTCAAAAGTAACATATATCGAATCTGTATCTGATGCAATAACGAAATCTTCATCTTTAGTTTCCAGTAATTTATTGAGATATTCATTTATCTTCTTTTCAATCCAACGAATGGATAGTTGACCAGCAGTTGTAATACCCTCTGCAATTGCAAGGTCATAGTAACGAAAGTATTGATTACCAATCGCACCATAAGCAGAGTTGAGTGAAATCTTTCTGGCCATCTGAATATTGTTGTAACGACTAATGTATTTGAGATACTTGGGGTCTTTTGTATTTTCATAGTCTTGTTTGGCTTGCAACATCTTCTTTTTGTAGATGGTACGGTCATTATAGATTTCTTGCATCATCTCTGGTAAGAAACCTTTAATGTCTTTACGGTACAAGGCACCGTTTGGTGTAATTGTTGTATTATCTGGTAGGTTTAGTTTAACACCTTTCAGAACAGTATCAACATCAAGGTCTTTCATAAAATCACCAGATACTAATGTTTCTGGGGAAAGATTATATTGCATAATCAAGTGAGGATACAGCGAGTTCAAGTCAAAAGACATAACCCATTTGTGCATACCAGTTTGTGGTTCTTTTACATATGCACCCTCATACTTCTCGACTTTGGTGTTGTGTGATTTTTGTGGAATAACAATCTTTTTCTTTTTAAGGTAATTGTGAATCAGAACATCCCAATACTTAACTTGACCGAATACATCTTCATAGTTGACTTTCGCTTCATAAGCCATGGTCAGACAAAGTTCAAGTAACTTCATTTTATCTTCAAGTTGGTCAACAAGTTCAACGTCAACAATATTGTATTCTAGGAAAGACTGATAATCTTTTTTGTACCACTCTTGAAATGTTTCGTATGGATTGTCATTTTTCTTTGCACCAAGTTCTACAGATGCAATGTGATTAAGTGCATAACTTTCTTGATTTGTATATGTGAACTTACGATACAGTTGCAAGTAATCTAAGTTTGCAATACCGATAATATCATATACTTGTTGATTACGGCCGTGCATATAAACTGTACGAGGATTGACAATACCCCAAGGAGAAAACTCTTTAGCTCTGTCTTCACCAAGAATACGACTTACACGATTGACAAGATATGGAATATCAAAAAACTCTGTGTTCCAACCAGTAACAACATCTGGATAGTGTTTAGTCCAGAAGTTCATGAAGTTTGCAAGTAGTTCATTTTCGTTTGAACAGTTGATGTAAGTTACATCTTCTCTATCATTCTTAAATTCACCGATACCCCAAACAACGAGTTTCTTGGTAGTTTGGTTTTTGATGGTAATGGCCAACATTTCTTCAGCCGCAGACTGTGGGTCTGGGAAACCGTTCTCGGCTTTGGTTTCAATGTCGATTGTGATTGTAAGAATTTTATCCATATCCCAATCAACTTGATTAGGATAGGAATCATAAAGGTAGGTGTATGCAAACCTATCTAGTCCAAAGACAAGATGTGGCTGTTGTTTGTATTGTTCCATGAACTTCTTTGCATCTTTGATGGTGTTAAATGGATATGCGTCTGCATACTTACCATCAAGTGTTTTCCATTCAGTTTCTTTCTGAACAGGCACA